TCTTTGTGCTTTACTAAATATCCTGCGATGTCATCTGCTTCTACTCCGTAGTACCGTAGCACTAAGTGGTCCTCTGCTAAAACATCTAAAGATGCTTCGTACTCTGCAAAAAACTCTTCAAAAGCAATTCTTTCCTCTTCTGTTTGATCTGCAAACTTGTCTTTTCTATTCTGTTTATAATCTGGATATATTACTTTTCTGTAAGATGAAGAGCCCCAATCCGCTGTGATTATAATTGACTTACACTGGTAAGACTCTGCTAAACTTTCTACTGTTTTCTGAAAGTCATATCTAAAGTCTGTACGACCTTGATGTTTCCAACGAAAGGCTAAGTTTAAAGAATCTACTACCAGTGTTGAGGGGCCTTCTGCAATTTTTTCTGTAAAATTAAACGCCATATAAAAACCCTACCTTTTCTTCTGCAAGCCATGTTTTTGCAAGAAGCACATGACATTGCAACCATTCTATATAAATCCAATGGTCTGTGACTTCTGGAAGAATATTAGTAACAACAAATACCTCTGACCGATTGTATTTGAAAAACAATAAAGGCTCCTGGCCGCCGCCTTCTGCTTGTTGTTCTAATTTCTTCCACCATTTGATTAAGTTATTTGTTCGAGGTGCAGTGAATATTTTATCTGAAAGAGGAGATTTTTCATAGTTCTTTACTTCTATGCAAAAACGATTCTTTGCGTGTGGAACGTATATATCTCCCTTTAAATACTCAAGAGCACCGGAGGCCGGTACTCTCTCAAACTGATGACCCGTGGCTTCGCGCAACATATCTCTTACAAGATACTCACCTCTTGCGCCCTTAGCCCTGCTGTCAACCATCTACATCGTTGCCCATCAAGATTTCGCCAAGCATTTCATACTTTTCTGAATACTCAGCAGCTTTTGATAATTCTTCTTCAATTGCTCCAAGAATATCAGGATGCTCTCCAATTCCCACTGGACTCCTCATGTAGATCAGTACATTCGCTTTGTGATACTTCACTTTCCCCGCTAGATAGCTCATCATGCTGTCTGCTATTATGTTTCTCAAGTTCTCTCTCCTTTATCATCTCGTGGATTTGTCGCCTACGATTACTTTGCATACGTCGTACGTGTCCCATCAGTGCTCCAACTTGCTAATATTACCTGACTTAACTACTTCTACTTTGTCAAGCAGAGGGTGTGTCCACCCGTGGCTGACAACATAAGTATTTAAATCTTCCTGTAAAAGTACTTCTACGAGCTTTTCTCTTCCGGCATCGTCAAGTACTGCGATGACCTCATCTAAGAATAAAATATTGATCCTAGACTTGGATATACTACTCATAAGTTTACGTATTGCTATTAGAGTAGCGGTGTTCACCCTTGCCAACTCTCCACTAGAGAGAGCAAGAATATCCACAATGTTACCATTATCAGTGATTTGAACATTAAGTTTATCATTTGTAACTACAAACTCCAAAGTAAAACGACCATCGGACAATTCTGCTAGATAATAATTTGTGAGTTCTTCCAACTCTTTTACCAAATTCTCTATCTTGTATGCAAGTAATCCATTCGTACTGAAAGACTTTTTTAGTACTTCTAGACTACTTGCAGTGTCTGTTTCTAGGTCAACCAACTCGTTTAATTCAAATAGCTCTGTCTCAAACTGTTCTGTTTGTTCAAGAATTACTTGTATTCGAGTATTACGACGAGTTATGGACTCGTTTTGCTTTGAGATGCGCTGTAGTTCTTCCTTTGCTTCTGATATTCTTTTCGAAATTTCCTGTGCCCTGCTTTTAAGCTCGACAGGGTCCAGCACATTCGCTGGTAGGCTCTGGTCGATACTTCTGAATAGATCTTCCCAGTCGCGCTGAATTTTTCGTGCAGCTTGGTATTCTTCATTGTTTCGTTTAATTTTGAGTATTCTTCGCTTAATTTCATCTTGTCTTGTTTCTGCCTCCGTTATTTTATCCGCTTCTTCATTGATAAGCTCTCGTATAAAAGCACTATCTACGGATTGCTCGCAAGTGGGGCAATGTGCTCCTAGCCCGCTTAGCTTGTCTAAAAGTCGTTGAGACCCCGCTACTGCTTGTGTTAAGCTACCGCTTTCTGCCTGTAGCTCGTCGTATGATTTAATACCAGAAACTTTACAACTTTGAGCATCTTCAATACTAATGTTAGACAACAAGTCTTTATAAGTATTATTCTGAGAAATCTTTTTATTTTTCTCAGAGATATTTTTAATTTCACTCATAAGGTTGGCGAGGTCTTGTTCGTCTTCACCCGTCTCAATTGAAATTTCAGATACAGGCAGTATGGTTGTATCACTCAATTTGTTATCGTGCAACCACTTTTCAATTGTCGCTGTTTTTGATTCAATACTAGTAAGAGTTATCGTACTCTTTCTCGCCTCTTCTTTAAATAAGTCAAAGAACCTCACATAGTGCTCTAGGTGTAGAAGATCTATGAGAAACTTTTTTCGGTTTGTGTCTGTTGCGGTGAGAAACTGTAAACTACTATTAGTGTTTTGATATACTAGCTGAGAGAAAGTCTTGAAGTCAATACCTAGTATATCCTGAAGAGTTTTGTATGTATTAGTTGCTGTGTGCGAACTAATATCTTCACCATTTTCTAGCAGTTGCAGTTTAATATTTGACTTTCTATTGATAATAACATCGTACAAAGTACTATCTTTTGTGAATGTCAAATGTATATCATACCCAGAATTTACATATCTGTTGGGTATGTCGGCTTTTTTAATGCCTTTTGAGTTCTTGTTATATAAAGCCTCTTCTATAATTAACGGGATGGAGGACTTTCCCATCCCATTAGTACCAACAAGCTGTGTGACTGTATTACTACTTAGATCTAGCTCGTTATCAGGGCCATAGCTAAAACAATTACTCCATTTCAATTTTTGAAGCGTAATCATTAAATATACCTACTATTTTGGGTATCCGCGATTCTGGTATTTCTAGAATATAAGTTAAGTACTCTACTAACTCTTCTTGCATAGACATCTCTTTGTCCATAACAAGAGTTGCTTCACTACTTCGCTTAATTACTTTCTTATCCAGCAGTTCATTATTTTTTACGTTTGCAAGTTCTTGCATATCACCTTCTATCTCGTAGATAGTGTGGTGCCACTCTGTAGGGACCATTTCATCAGTACTAGACACGGTCTTACGGATAAGCTGGGGCAGCTCAAAAGAGTCCCACATCCATGTCCAGTTAGTTGGGTTTATCAGAAGGTACCCTGTACTAACCTCATTTCTATGAAATGAAGTGGTCATAGGGCTTCCTGGGTATACAATATTGCGCTGAGTATTACTATGGGCGTGCAAGTCTCCTGCAAAAACAACAGGGAAATCCTCAAATCTGTCTAAGTCCACCTCTGGCTTGACGTGTGGAGGTATCTCACCACGAACATGAGTAAACAAAGGCTTGCTTTGGTCAAACAGTTCAATAGAGTTTTTACGATGAAGGTCTGCGTAGGGAAGTACCCCAAACCCAAAATCAGTATCTACATACGAAATATCTACTATTTGTACTAGAGGATTGATATCCCTCGATACTTGCTTTAATTGTGTAAAAAATGTTTTGTTTTTCTTTGTTGCTTCATGATTACCGTCATAGATAAGAGTCGGAATCTGTACTTTCCGAATAAACGAAAAGTACAGCTCCAACTCTTCCATGTTCGGCAGACGGTCAAAAAGATCACCACCAATAATGTGCATATTGCACTGCTTTTCGAGAGAGTGTATCTGCTCGAAGAATAAGCGGTAGCGGTTTAATGCCCACTCTCGTGGAACATTCTTTTGACCTAGCTTTATATGCCAGTCTGCCGTGAATAAAATCATCCGATGTTGAACTCATCTTCCAGGCTCTCATCCATATCTTCAGATGAGACTTCTCGAATTTCGTCAAGGAGTGTCTTTTGTGCGTCGGGAGTAGGACGGGGCATAACATCATCCATAGACTTCAGTTCTGCAATAGCGGCCATTTCGCTCTCACTAAGTGCTCGTTGCTTGCACTTTAGTACTTGTAGTTGGTACTCTACATTGTAAGGTAATGGACCAGTTTTGACACGCTTGAATCTAACGTCCCAACCTGTTTCTGGGTCAGTAGGGTCTCCAAGGTCTTCTGCTGCAGTAAGAATTGCTTCAAACAACTTCTTCTTGAGATTGACGATTTTTACTTCGCCGTTATCAAGACACTGCATAGCGTAGCTCCAGCCACACTTTAGATCGGGGTAGTACTCACGAATCCAGTCTTTTTCTTTATTGTTGAATCGCTCTTCGTTGCGGTCAAATGAAAGACACTCGAAAGGAATGTTCTTACCATTTTTACCCTCTAGCCAGTAAACGTATCGTGCGAGTACGTCTCCAACAAGGCGTAGTTCGTTGTCGCCGTCTCGGTAAGAGTAAGAAGTGATAGATGATTTTTTTGCGCCGCCTGCGGCTTTGTTAAATGATAGTGCCATTAGTGTATTGTCTCCTGGTTGGCTTCTTCATATAAAAAATGTACTTTATCATTCTTTATAGAAAGTAGGCTATTAGTTGTGATAAGCTCTAGATCAAATTCGATAAGTCGAACGTCTAGAGAAGATTCCCCAGTTGTTGCATAGTCCGCTAACGGACGCATGGAAGCTAAAGCAAGATACTGGGCTATCTCGCGATAACTATGTCTGTACGCATTGTACAGAAGCAGATCAGGATGTATCAAAAATGATTTACCTGAAAAGTCTTTAAAACTATATTTATAAATCTCAGAGTGCCGACTATCCGGAATTGAGTTCTGTGCCATCATTTTAAGAATGAGGTACATAGAACGTGGGTTTCCGTCTGCAGCATCAAAGATCTTTTCCCAATCGTAGAATAACATATTATACTCTCATCCGAAGCAAAAGTCAAGAACTAAATTTCTATGCTCAGAGCTGTTTAATTGAATAACCTTGTTTCATGTAATAGCCCATTCTGTTGGATGCTTGTCTCTGGGCCGTTTTTCCTTTTAAATGAATGTCAATAATTACTGGGTCTCTTTTGTTCTCATGCTTGCGTACAACCCTGCCGATGAGCTGGGTAAGTAAAGGTTCATTATTAATAGGGGTTGCAAGAATAAGGCAGCTAAGAGTATTAACCGAGATGCCTTCACTAAAAATTGCTTGAGTTCCATATAAAACATTTTTATCTCCGTGTAGTATTTCATTTATGAGCGTCTCTCTTTGCTCATGCGGTACCTCGCCTGTAACACATATAGATTTCTCACCAGTCAGTTCGGCGCAGCTTTTCAAGAAATGAACTCGATCTGACACTACGAGCACTTTATGACCTCGCGCTGCATATGCGGACGCTAACATAGCTACAGAGTGACGATATTCGTCGTTGTTTGCTATTGTATTGACTCGCTTTGCCCAAGGTATATTTGCGCCATCAGGAAACCGTACTTCAGACCTGTATATGTGTATACTAGGAGTCATAAAGTTTTCTTTTGGCGGTTTAAATATCTTCGGACTAAAGTAATCACGAAATACTACGTGTTTTCCATCTTTGCGCTCAATTGTACCAGAAAGCCCGATCTTGTATCGAGCATGGCTGGTGTCAATAATCTTAGCAAAGGTGGGCGATGAAACGTGGTGCATTTCATCTAATATTATAGTTCCGAATTCCTTTCGGATTTTCTCGATATTCCTATACAAAGTTTGAGTATTCCCAATAACAATAGGGCTATCAAGCTCAAACCTACCACTCCCAATAATACCGGGACTAAATCCATAAACTTTCTCCACTTCTTTGGCCCATTGATTTCTCAAGGGTACTGTGTGTGTTACAACAAGTGTTTTTTGTCCGAGTTTTCCTGCAATTGCAAGTCCTGTAAATGTTTTACCCCAACTGACCCAGGCGTTGATAATAGAGTTATCATCCAACTGGTCGTAAACCTCTTGTTGGCTGGCTCGTAGCTCAAAGCCAAACTCAGGAAAATCAAGAGGAATACACAGCCGTTTTTCAACAATTTCATAGTCATTTGGTATAAGGTCCGTTCGTCCGATTGGTATAGATACCAGATTTTCGCGCACCCGCTGCAGATTTTTAATAACCTGTGGAGGATCGTTAGGGTTTTGCGTTGCTATAGTATATGTAAGCTCGTCCGAAAGTACCTTTCGGTACTCCGGAGTACACTCCATAAAGATGCGATTACTAAGAACTGCTTTCATACCTTTCTTCTTGTATCAAGCGGCCTTTCCTCCGCGTAGTTATATAATATCCAGGGTAGATCCCCGTAGTGTAAAAGCCCTGCATATACCACATCCTCTGAAGGAGGTCTTGGTATAACGAAACGTTGTTTTACATCTGCTAGAACAAGCAAAGAGCAGTCCTCTTTTCTAATAACTTGTTTTATTTTATAATACTTTAGCTTACAAAACTTACTTTTTTCATAGATAAAAGGCATTCCGTTGCTATCTATAAAATGTGAGTCTGTGCTTTTAAGTACACCTCTTAGCGTATCAATTTGAGACCTTAACTCATATAAGTTCTTATGAGGGGTTTGCAGTCGACGAATACCTAGTGTATCCCCCGGCATATTTTTATCATCAACTATGTTGCCCTCTATAAATAATAATCCGTCTTGTCTTTCCCAGTTTCCAGAACCAAGTTGGTAAACCGGAAACCTAACCTTTAGAATATTGCTATAAGATATCACCATAAAGTTTTTCAAATTTCCCCATTGAGTAATCTTCACCTATTTCAAAGTCACATCCAATAGGAGCACCAGGAATATAAATACCTCGGTCTTGTTGAATAAGTCTTTGTAGGTTCTCTGAGTAAAACTCTACTTCGTCTTCCGGAACTTCAGCGAGAATAGAGTCGTGTACTAAAGCAAAAATTCTAGCCTCCATACTATTTTTCTGTATGAAGCTTTGCATATCTATTGCTCCAAGTAAGTTAACATCACTAGCAGCGGACTGAACCAAAAAATTAAGACCAGAGCGAATGCTATGTGACTTGATACCTTTATCGGTACTTTCAACATTTTTTAACCTCCTCTTGCGACCAAAGAAACTGTAGACAAATCCGTTTTGGGCAATAAATTCCTGTCTGTCTTCAATCCAAGACTTTAGTCCGTGAAAGGCGTCAAAATAATCTTTAATAACTTCCGACGCTTCTTTAGGGCTGAAATACTTTCCACTATCTTTAGTAACCTGCTCACTAATCTTTGCGGGCCCTGCTCCATACATAATACCAAAAGTTACTGCTTTTGCCGCTTGTCTTCGGTCAGAGTATAGCTCGGCTACTTCCTCTACCTCGCAAGGCAACTGAAACACTTTGTGAGCAATTGTACTGTGAAAGTTTCCGCCTGACTTGAATACATCCATCAAGGCCAGATCCTTTGCTAGAACTGCCGCAACATATACTTCTGCAGTGGTTAAGTCCATTGCAACGATTTTATTACCCTCTGCCGCTTTAATACAGCCTTTTACAGTGGGATTGTCCCGAGGCAGTTGTTGCATGTTGAGTTTACCACTAGAGCTAAGACGGCCAGAAGTAGTACTATGCAAGTTAAAGCCCGTCCTAAGTCGAGAATCTCGATCCAGTTGAGGTATGATCTTGTCCAAATAAGTATTTTTGATTTTAGATTTTTGTCGTATATCCAAGATGAGCTGAGGTACAGAGTTTTGAAGTGCGAGTTCCTTGAGCACTTCCGCATCAGTAGAGTCCGCACCCGTACCTGTCTTCTTTCCAGTTGGTTGTAGGCCAAGGTGATCAAAAAGTAACTTACGCAATTGAACAGTAGAATTAGGATTAAAAGGTTTTGCATTGATTTCTTCAAACCTCCTTATTTTGTCATTTTCGTATAGTTTGGCAATAGCTTCATCAATGTCTGTCTGCATTGCGTCTTGTGCAAGATATAACCTTTTCTTGTCGAAAGGCACTCCATTATCTTGTATATCTGTCAGGAAGCGAGTTCCAGGGATAAGAATATTATCATAGACAGACTTGAGCTTTTTGTTTTGCTTGATTTTGATAAATTTTTCGTATAGAATAAAAGTACACAAAGCATCCATAGCCGCATAGGTCTTCATTACATCGAAGGGAATAGCGCCCCACTGAAAGTCTGCTTTTAATACGCCATGTTCCTTCCGGTAGTTATCAATCCAGTCGTACATTGGCTTTTCATAGTCTCCATAAGGGGTAAACTTTAGAGACAAAGCTTTTAGACCGTGCCCTCCGGGATTCTCGTCTATGAGGTAATGGAGCAACATTGTGTCTTCAAAACTAGGAAACTTAAACCCAAAGTGATACTCGAAAAACGCCATATCGAACTTTGCGTTGTGGAATACTACT